GACGTTGTGGTGCCTAAGCTGGAGATTTTGGGCGGCACTGTCGACCCTGATGAGCTGGCTTGGGATATCGCTGCGACGGCGGGTCAGTTGCTCGGGAGGGCGGCTAATATTAGCTTTCGGGATGCCGCCTGGGCGGGAAAATGGTTAGAGGGTCCCTTGTCGGGCGGTACCGATACGTCTCGGGGCGCGGATAATCCTTTATATCGTGTTCTGGTTAGGGTCGAACTCAAAATGAGAGCGCCGAGGAGCTGAATCTTGATTGATTTTGATCCGTTCCATCCTATCTGTTTTCAGTGCGGTTCTGTGCACGTTGGAAGCGGGTGCAGGAAGTGTTATCAGCGCGCATACCGCGCGGCCAACCTTAAACGACTGTCGGAGTATCGCAGCGAGTATTATTACGCTAATCAAGCCCAAGCTATAAATAAATCAAAAGCGTATCACGAACGCAATGTAGAAGCCCGCCGGGAGTACCATAAGGCATACCACATTGCGAACAGAGACGCCAGATTGGCTAGATCTAGATTACATTATTGGGAGAACCGCGAAGCATACCTAGCGCGTAATCGAGATTGGCGCGTAACCAACAGAGATAGCAACGCTGCCCGCAAGCGAGCGTACCAGAAAGCCCACCCTGAGGTTAAACAGGCCGCAGAGGCCAGACGGCGCACGCGCGTCAGGACCAACATGACATCGGAAGACCGGGCCACGTCGGTAGCTTGGCGCAAGTTTTTAAAATATTGTCCGTGTTTTTACTGCGGCGAGTTCGCGGAAGTCACGCACATTGACCATTTAACGCCGCTCAGCCGCGGCGGAAGCGACGTGTGGTTTAATCTGCAGCAATCGTGCCAAAAATGCAATCTCAGTAAAGGCACTAAAACCGCTGATGAATTTCAGGCCGCGAAATCCGAGGCCCACAACATGCCCCGCGTGGGCCAACAAGGAGTATAGAATATGTCTACTCATGCAGACCCAAATAAGGCTTTTGTCTGGTTGGAGGGCGATGCGTTTAGAGCCCCCGCCGGAACTGCCCGTCCCGCAAGTCCTTTCGTCGATAACCCGGTAACCGGTTCCCTTGCGTGGGACGCCCTAGGCGGGATTGAGGCAGGCTTCGACGTTACGGCGACCCGCGCGGTTAAAACTTTGCCTGTGTGGAACAGGCGACTCGCGCCCTATAAGGTTAACAAGGACCCGCGAGAGGACCGCGTGAAGCTGCGCGCGGTGGACTACTCGGTTGCGACGGTGCTGACGGCACTTGAAGGTGGGTCTATTGTAGAGACACCGACCGCGTCCGGCGTGTTTCAGTGGAATAACGGGTCCGATGAGGATTTTGCTCTGTTGCTGACCGTTCACGACGAGGGTACTTCGGTTGGGTTCTATTCTGGCCGCGTAACTCTTACCACGCCTCCTCCACGCACCTTCGGTAAGGCCGAGCTTGATGGATTCGAGTTTGAACTGCTCGCCCTTGAGCCGTTCGTCCCGATCACCAGCTTTAACCCGTTGGTGACCACCGCGACCGTGACCATTGGTGGAACCCCAACCGGCGGTACGTTCACGCTTACCTTCGGTGGACAGACTACGGCCGGTATCGCCTACAACGCCGCGACTTCTGCGGTGCAGTCGGCGCTTGTCGCACTGTCCTCGATCGGCGCGGGTAACGCGGTGGTCACCGGATCTGTTGGCGCGTATGTTGTGACGATTCAGCTGCCGGGTCATCTGACGGGGTCGGGCACTGGCCTTACACCGTCCGGTACGGTCACGATTAGCTGACCTTAGACGGCGGACCGTATCGAGCACTGCCCTGGCAGGTACGGTCCGCCTCAGCAATAAAACAGGGCAGAATAAAACATAAAAAGGACAGAAAATGCCAGGGCAACCGCGTAAGAAGATAGTCAAAGAAGTGGGCCGGATCGACCTTACTGACCTTTTGGGTATTACAGGTGGGGATTCGGTGCCTGTCACATTCAATGGTGTTGATGCGGATATTCGTACGTCGTATTCGGGCGAGGAAGCCGTACTGTTCGGCCACTACGCGGCAGGGAACCTGTTTAGCGAGATGTTTGATTTGGTTGTTGAGGGCGGCGGCGGGTCGAAGCTGTGGGGTAAGATCTCAGAGCTTAATCCGGCTCACGCGTCGAAGGTAATCAATGCGATTGTGTCGCATACGGGGCTCTTTGAGGGGGAATTGGTGGCGCCCTTGCCTGCCTCCGTGAGCGGGATGGCTGGGGCGCCTGCCTCACAGGATTCCGGCACTACTACGGTCTAGATTTACGCGAGTCTCTGCATAATCTGGACTATCACGATATATCATATTATATCGAGGATTTATTCAACCGCGATGCTCAAAAGGCGAGGGATTCGGAGAACCTCGCGATGTTGGTTGACCGGGACGACTTTGGCCTTAATTTCGATTATTCTGGGGCTATTACCGATCCAGATGACCCGGAAGTAATTGCGGAGCGAGCTAAGCTCAAGAGGGCGGGCATTAAGCCTCCTCCTCAGCCGCTTTTACGGCCAGTCGCCCAGCGCGAAAAGGGGGTGACTGCATCTATGCTTGAGCAGTTAAAGGCTGAGGCTGTCAAGTATTCAATTCCTGAGGAAGCCGCGAAGAAACCGCAGGGACTTGCCGATTTGATTCGGCTCATGAATAGTTAAAGGGGTGAGGGAACGTTACTGCCGGAAGAATAGATCTTAGCGTTGGCTTAAGTCCGGCTAGTTTGACGCGTTCTCTCGCCTCTTTCTCTGGTTTAGCGCTGGGCGCAGCGGGGCTCGGGGCTGCGTTTGGTTCTATTATCAAGACTGGTAACGACTTTACATCATCGCTGAATACGTTGCAAGCTGTGTCGCAAGCTACCGCGACACAGATGGCAGCGGTTTCAGAAAAGGCCCGGCAGCTTGGCAAGGATGTCACGCTGCCGGGCACTTCTGCGTCTGATGCCGCTATAGCGATGACTGAGCTGGCGAAGGCTGGTTTCTCGGTAGAGCAGTCTATGACTGCTGCCAAGGGCACTTTGCAGCTGGCAGCAGCCGCGCAGATTGATGCGGCGACTGCCGCTCAGATCCAGGCTAAGGCACTAAATTCTTTCGGGCTAGACGCGACGTATGCAGCCAAAGCGGCTGACGTTTTCGCGAATGCGGCCAACGCGTCGTCCGCTGAGATCACGGATGTGGCCCTGGCATTGCAGCAGTCGGGCGCGGTTGCGAAGACCTTTGGTATCTCGCTGGAGGACACGACCGCCGCGATTGCCGTACTGGCGAATGCTGGTATCCGCGGCTCGGACGCGGGCACACTGCTGAAAACGTCGCTTTTAGCGCTCACTGACCAGGGTAAGCCCGCGCAGAAAGCGATTAAAGATCTCGGACTGACGCTGTATGACGCCCAAGGGCGATTCGTAGGTCTCCAGGCAGAATTTGACCAGCTGGGGGCGGCCGCTAAGCGGATGACGCCACAGCAGTACCAAGCTGCGACTAGCATTCTGTACGGGTCCGACGCTGCCCGGCTGGCGGGCGTCGCGGCTAATGATGGCGCGGTGAAGTTTGGCGCCATGCGCACAGCCCTGGAGCGCCAGGGCGCCGCGGCGGAGGTAGCCGCAGCAAAGATGCAGGGCCTGCCTGGCGCGCTACAGCAAATAGAGAACTCCGCGCAGGACGCGGCAATTGAGATTTACAGCCTGATCCAGGGTCCGCTGACCGCCCTGGCGACTAAGGGCGCAGCCCTCATCGGCACAGCGACGGACAAAATATCGGCAGGGCTTAAGGGCCTGGGATCGACCAGCATTGACACGGATTTCGGTCGCGGTTTTGTGGACGCACTGGACCGTGTTGGTGATGTCGCCGGCAAAGCGTACACGGCGATTCAGCCGGTTGTATCGGGGCTTATCAGCTTTGGCCAAGAGTCTCTGCGTACCGGCGGAACTGTGGAGACGCTAGGACACGGGGTCGAATTACTTGTAGGTACGGTCAGTGCTCTTGTGACGGTCGTGACACCCGCGCTCGCGCTGTTGGGCTCGGTTGTCCGTATTTTCGGTGAGCTTCCGACCGGGGTTCAGCTGGCGGTCGGCGCTCTGGTCTTGCTCCGGTTGACGTCTAGCACACTGGTTGCGTCGATAACCACGTTAGGCGCCAGGATATCCACGCTCGGGCTTAACGCGGGGCTGGCCGTTTTCAGCTTCCGCACGCTGTCTGCTTCGCTTGGCACGTTTGGCGCTGTGACTAACATCGCCGGCCGCGCGGCATCTAGTTTCGTAGCGGCGTTAGGTGGGCCTTGGGCTATTGGGATCGCCGCGGCGTCAATTGCACTCGTTTCCCTGTACTCCAGTGTCAAGCAGTCCGAGGAGAATCAGAAGGCTTACGAAGCGTCTGTTCGTGACAGCGCAATAGCGCAAAGCGCTTTGACGGATGCCCTTGTGCTATCTCAAGGCGTTTTCAATAGCGACGTGCTGTCCAAGACGACAGATCGTGTCAGTAAGTTCAGGGAGGAACTGGAAAACGCTGGCAAGAATGGCGCTGACGTGTGGCAGCAGGGCCTGGCGGTGGTGTCGCTGGGCCTGAACGAGTCTGCTAAGAACATGGACGACCAGGCTAACTCGGCTAGTAACGCTAAGCGGGCGCTTGACGGGCTTAATCTGACTAACGAGAAGCTGGCCGAAGCTTTAGCGGATGACACTAAGTTCGCTGCGCTTATCTCTCAGCTCCAGGCCGCCGGCGGCGAAGGTCAAGAGGCCGCACGGCGTTTACAGGCCCTGCGCACCGAGATCACCGGAGCACAAGAATCAGCCTCGCACACTAGCCCAGCCTTTGGGGTCTTGTCCGATGCGGTGCGGAAGCTGGCGGACTCCTCGGCCAGCGCTGAGGACCGCACTAATGCGCTGAAAACCGCGCTGGACATCTTGGCAGGCAAGCCTGTCAAGGTAGCCGAGGCGGTCGCCGCGTATGACAAGAGTGTGCGCGAGGTCAGTGAGTCGACTAAGGCCGCTTTTGCTGCCACTGATGGGCTGGGCAAGGCGCTTGTCAATGTCGATGGCTCGGTCAACACGGCTACGGTCAACGGCGGCAAGCTTTTCGATGCACTGAAAAACATCAAAGATGCATCCGTGGCGGTAGCCGCTGCGGGTGGAGACCTCACCCCTGTGTTCGCAAAGAACGAGGGCCAGTTTCGCGCTCTGGCAACTGCCACGGGGCTCTCCGTGGAGCAGATCCGGGCGATGTCAGCCGCGACCGGTCTGGTCCCCCGCAACCTGGAGATTTTGGCGGGCCTTAAGGGTGCGGACTCTGTACAACAGAAATTGGTTGTCATACAGGGCCTTTTGCAGACCAATGCGGATGGCGTGAAGATTCCCGTCAACGCCGACACGCAGGGTGCGATAGATAAACTTAAAGAAATTGGCGTCAAAGTCGAGACGGTCAACGGCGAGCCGGGAATTGTCAAGGTAACAGCAGTTACCGACGAGGCAAAGCGCAAGCTACAAGAGATTCAAGATATAACGCTTGAGACGAAGTCTCTGGACGTACAGGTCAAGCTCAAGGGTGCAGGCGCTGATTTAGTCCTTGGCACAGGGCTGGGGCAGATCCCAGCTGAGCTTCTGCCAGGACATGCGGTGGGCGGTAAGCTGCCCAGCTCCGGCCCGGGCACAGGCACGACGGACGGCATTCTCGCTGTGGATGCCGCCGGAATCCCGCGCGCCCGTATTGACGGCGGCGAATGGATGATCAACCGAGGCATGTCCTCGCTGTACAACAGCGAACTCGCCATGATCAATGCGGGGACTTTCCCAAAGCTTCCGGGCTTCGCGTCGGGCGGTCGCCTGCCCATTGATCAGGCCCTATCACAGCTCCGTGGAGAGTCCGGCAAGGCCTACCAGTACGGCGGCACCGGAAACCCATCATGGGACTGCTCCGGCTTCATGAGCGCGGCATACGCCCTGCTCAAAGGACTTGACTGGCACACCCGATGGTTTACGACCGAATCTAATTTCGGGTCGCTCGGGTTTGCTAGCGGGGTCGGCCCGTCCAATGGTTTCACCATCGGCGTGCACAACGGCGGCGGCGGGCAGATGAGCCACATGGCTGGGCTGCTTAACGGCGTGCCGATTGAGTCGGGCGGTAACGGTGTTCGGGTCGGCTCAGGCGCGCATGGAGCCCTTGACGGCCAGTTTGAGAATAAATACTATCTCGTTGGTGCCGGCAGTGGCACGGGGTCTTCGCGCACAAAGCCGTGGAGCGACAAAGACGAATTAAATCTCCAGTCAGCTACGGTCGCGGTTCAGCAAGCCAAAGAGGCGCAGGCCAGGGCTGCGGGTAACAAAAACAAGTCACCGGCGGACATCCAGCAGGCTAATCTGCGCGTGCAAAAAGCAGAGCAGCGCGTCAAGGATCTTGAGAGCCAGAAAGCATCGGGTACGTCTAGTGAGATCGTCCCCAATGCTCCAGCGCTCAATGGCGCGTATAGCAAGGACCAGTTGTCGCAGCGGGATCTACAGCGTGCGGTAGATGATGCAAACGACAAGCGTGATGAGGTCTACGCGGATACCAAAGCATCAGACCGGGATCGCGCCAAGGCTGATGACGATTTGCGCAAGGCCATTCTTGCTCTGCAAGAGGGCGGCAAGGACAAGTCGAGTTCATCTTCCGCGTCTAATCCGGTAGAGCTTATTGGTGACGCGGTTAAGACCGCAGTTACTGGTCAGCTGGACGACGCCCTAGGTGTGTTCGGCTTGGACAGCAGTCTGGGGGCCACGGGCGCGTTGGTCACGACCATTGCTAATAGGTCCGCTCCGAGCTTCGGCAAGGATGAGCTAGACAAGCAGGGCCCGGTTACTCCGGGGTCGCCTGACTGGCTTGCGCAGCTGATGAAGACACTAAAGATGCCGGCGTTCCTGCGTGACTCTGGCGGTCCCGTTCCTACAGGCTCGGCGGCGATCAACTTATCTGGTGCTACAGAGTGGATGCTGACTAATGACGGCGCGTCGGCGGTCGCTCGCATGGCAGCCGCGGCTAAGGCCGGATCTACCACTAATGGGGGGCAATCTGTGGATGCTAGCTGGAATATCGAGCACCTGCACACGGGCATGTCGCAGCGTGAGTATGAGAACGCTGTCCGGATTCAGCGGGTTGAGCAGCGCCAGCGCGCTAGAAGCTTCATCGGCCGATGATTACACTTAGTACGCTCATCCAGATCGAGGGCTGGAATGGCGAGCTATTTACTGTAGCTGGCGAAGGTCAATGGGATCGCGGCATAGCGCTGGCCAGTGAAGACGACGGCACCGACTTCGGCGGCATGTATGAGTCTCCTGTGGAGACAATTTACAATGCTACCGCCTTTCAGCTCGGCTCTACTTTTGGCGGGATAGTTGAGAATGAATTTGATTTTATTCTCGCCTTTCATGCTAAGGGTTCAGCGGATATGCCTTTCCGGCTCGTTGACTCAGATTTTCGTAAGGCGTTTAGTTACACAAAAGATTCTAAAATCATTGTTGAGCACGACGGAACTCGCCGCTGGCTGAATGTCCGGCTAAAGGCACAGCCAAAGCTAAAAGCGGTGAACGACCCGAACTCGGAACAGTATGGATTACTTTTGTACCATCTGGTTGGCGCGTACCCGCGCTGGCTTGAGGACAGTGTTGTGAGCAATTTTGTAGCCACGACGGATACTACTGTGAGCGGTACGGAAACGCATAACTTAGCCATCGCCAACCCCACGAATAGCGACATGTGGGTTAAGTGGATGCTGCAAGGTACTGCTGGAATTATCTGGACGCTGCCCGATTACAGCTGGGGTAACGATCAGTTCTATCGCGCGACAACTGACGCGGCCCGCAAGATCATCATGCCTGCGCTTATCGCTGGCGAGAATGTGTCGATAAATACGGACCCGGATAGCCAGGATGGCCAGGTCAATTCTAGTCTGGACACTGAGATTTATTTGAGGATGGCGGGGCAAGAATTTATGTATAAGGTGCCGCCAGGGACGAACACGACCATTCCTGTGAAAGTGTCGCACGCTCCTATCGGGGCGGGTGCGCAGCTGATCTGTCCTCGTGAGTGGCAGCGGCCGATCGGACTGGAATAATGACCAGCGTCGCTACCATCGACTTCGCGGCCGAGTTCGCGGCGATTAAGACCCGTCTGGAATCTAACCGGGCCCACAGAATATTACCGCCTGTCATGAAGTTGTGGGATGGGGCCTGGAATTTCAGGGGCCGTGTCAGCCGGGAGATAAGCGCCTCGTTTCAATTCTTAGAGAATGAGACTGGAATAGGTACGCTTGTATTGCCGGCCGGGCACTATCTTAGCAAGTGGGTTACCGACACTGATCGCAGTAATAAGAACGTCTTCATTACCGTTGATAAGGACGGGATGCGGTGGAGCGGGTGCCTGGACGAGGCCGAAATGGTCTTGGACGACAAAGGTATGCGTGTACTGCGCATGACGTTCAAACACGACTATGAGCACTTAAAACATATTCTGGCCTATTGTAATCCTTTCCTGCCCCCAGAGATCCAGTTCCCGCGTTTATTCATCATGTTTGGCCCGTCTAAGTGGGCGCTAAAAATGACACTGCTGCTGAACATTATGCGGCTGGAGACTTCATTGTGGGCGCTGCCATCCGACCCGCTGAATATTGCTAACTGGGGCACGCTGGACCAATCTACATGGAGCCAGGTTGTGGCCCCGCTGAGGATCGAGGATGACAATTCACAATTTTGTGTAGTCCATTCCCGTTTTAAGATGATGCATGATGTTGGTAAGCGGATTGTCGCGGACGCGCAGCTTACGTGGATGCCCCGCCGCTGGCTTACTGGTGATCCTGCGCCGTGGGCTGGGGCTAATATCCGTCACGGCTGCCTCGTGTGGGAGCTTGTGGATAATTCGGGCTGGGACACGGAGACCAGCTTTGGCGGCAGCCTTTTCACTGGGTTAGTGCGCGCGGTGACTAGCATTCTCCCGGATGGGCTAAACCAGACGGTTGATACTGTCTCGGACCCGACTTTCCCGCCGGAGTACTCCACACCAGGCTACAAGGGGACCAACGCGAAGGCGCCGGGGATTATCCTCCGCGACACGGGGCATCCTGGAATTACATCAGCGTCATTCAAGTGGAAACCCGCCACTGATGTTGGAATGGTAACGGGTGGTCACTCAGCTCCCGGCGTGAATGAGATCATCTCGGCGGGTATCCAGATGATTGGCGACTTGATCGCAGCTGCATTGTTCGTGCCACCTATTGGTGGGGCTGCGGACGCGATCCTTAAGCCGCTATATACTGACACGCTCCTGGCGTTTATGAAGTTTGGTAACTCAGCGCGGGCCCTGGAATTGGGCTGGTCCCACTTCCATGAGGGCTGGGCAGAGGGGGCCGACCGCGCGTACACGCTTTCAGCGCTCATAGCCTTACGTACGGGTATGTGGCGTACGCGCGAGCAGACATCACATTCCGTCACAATAGTTGATGGTTTCGGAAACCTGCGTGTTGGCGAGAATGGGTACGGCAATGCTCACATCGGGACACGCATAGGAACAACCATTAGCGACTGGGGTGTCCCTGGTACAGTTTATGTAGATCGTATTTCTGATTTGACTTTGGCCTGGTCGCGCGGTCAGACCGTCCGGTGGAATATTGTGATCGGTCAGCGGCCGGATGAAGATCCGATCTTGAAGGGCATCGAGATGATTTCCGAATTGGCTTCTGTAACAAAAGAATTGGGTGTGTTGTGAGCGACGCGCTCCCCACCCAACAGGATTTGGAAGGTATACCAGAGTTCGGCCCGGACGGGAAACCGAATGACGAGTATATGGAGCGCTTCGCGGCGTGGGCCTTTATAGGTGTGCCGGGCTTAGGCAATGCGGTTATGAATATGATCGGGATGATCGCCAAAGCCTGGAGCAAGCACCTGTATAAGTGTGGGTTCCGCTTTCATCCCGAGCTGCAACAGATCAAACGCCAGCGGCCCTACCGCGGCCAGCAGCACGCCTTGAACGGCATCCATGCTTGGGTTCCGGTAGATTCGGATGAACCGGAACCGATCACTATACAGGACCCGATGTCTCTGACCGTGCACGAACGTGAAGCACAGGTGGAGCGGCTGCGGTACATGGGGTACAAAATAAACGAACCTGATCGGGAAGACCCGAAGGCGCAAGTGATTGACACGCTGGACGACCATGCCCGGTTCGATCCGAGCGAGCACACGGCGATGGAAGTCATATCGTATTTGCATGAGCTGGGTGATACGGATGAGGTGGAGACGCGGCGTGTCATCTTCAGGGAGCGTAGTGACCGTAAACGCAATAACATTCTCAAGCGGCACCCGGACATAATGTGACTACTCCTTTTATTTCTGCGCCTGATGGTTCTTTTGTTGTGGGTACGATCTCGGGTATCCAGAGTATAACTGAGGCGACAATGAAGGCAGCGTTGAAGCTGCCAGTGCTGCCGTCGTTCACGGCTGTGCAAGCAAACGTGGTCTCTGAGGTAAAGCAACCCACGTCGGATGTAGCCGCGGCGGCGATCACCACAACGGTGATTGTTGGTCAGACTGTCGCACGTAGTGTGTACACGACTAGTGGCACTTGGACCCGTCCGGTGACACCCGCAGGGAAACGTATTTCTCGCATAGCCGCCGCGGCCATCAATGGTGGTCAGGGTGGCGTAGGCCCCGTCAACGGAAACGGCGGCGGCGGCGAGGGGGGCGAGGGGGGCGGCTACACATATAAGGAGTTCGCTGACGCAGATGTGCCGTCGTCTGTGGCCGTTACGGTTGGCGCCGGAGGCACCGGCGGGGGGAATAACCAACCCGGTGCCTCCGGCGGGGTGTCATCATTCGGCACATTGGTCGCGGGAAAACAGGGTGTAGCTAATGTTTTAACCGCCCAAGGGGCCATCGGGTCCACCTGTACGCCGGGGAACGGCGGAAACGGGGGTAGTGGGGAAATATTTGCCGGGAGCAGCACTAATGTCCGCATTAATTATGCGGGGCTTAGAGGGGGTTCATCGGCTCTAGCAGTTGGCGGCGCTGGCGGCGCTGGCGGCGGTGACTCGTTCAATAATGGCATCGCGGGCTCAGCGGGCGGCCCGGCGGCGACCGATACTCAGATAGTTTCTGGTGGTGGTGGTGGTGGTGGTGGTGGTGGTACCTCCGCGCAGTCCGGGCTTAACGGCGGGAGTAATGGGCCAGGCGCCGGTGGCGCGGGCGGGGCCCCCGGTGGTGGTGGAGGAGGCGCCGGCGGCGGGAAGAACAACGCGGGTTCCCGACCCGGCGGCAACGGCGGCAACGGCTGTGTAGCTGTGTGGACATTCTTCGAGGACGTGTTGTCGTGATAGCAAAGAAAATAATAGACCAGCCCGATCAGTGGGTTGGTGACACACACATTTATGAGCTTGATGAGGCCTTTCGGGGTTATGGCTGTGTAGCTGTCTCAGTGCATAATGTCGAATATGGTCAGTGGCAGAACGGCGGTACGGAGATTGTGGGCTGCGATGAGCGTGGCAATATTCCCGGGTCGGTGGTACGTGCCTTATTTCAATCTTATGTGATCATGTCCCATGCTGATGCCCTGGAGGCGGTTGGGCTAACAGTAGGGGATTTCTAGTGACGGTAATCAGCGAGAGCATTAGCACCATTGCGGGAGCGGACGCCACTACTCCTTTTGTGTTTACTTCGGGGGCTATCCGAACCGGTTTGACCGGTACCACTCTGATCACTCCTAATCGTTTCCGTTATGTCCCTGTCGCAGGCGTGCTGACCACGGGGAGTCTTGAGCCGGGTCCGGCGGTTGTGTGGATTGGCAGCCGCGGCGGGTTCGTCATCAATATCCCGTCGACTGGTGGCCCTTATCTGCTGACGCCGCTGATTGAAGCTAACTTGCCGTCTCCTCCGACTGAGGAGATACATCACATTGTTGATGGCGGCGGGGCAACGCGTGTCCAGGTGATGACAGCTGCGGCTTATGCGGCACTCGTGTCGATCACAACCCCAGATAACGGGTCAGTTTTCCTGATCTATTAAATTTTAATATTTTCCTGAGGAGGAAAACATGGCTGTATCAGCCAAATGGTATGGGCTCGCTATGAGTTCGGCTTTTACCAAGAAGATTGATTTATCGGCAGACACCATCAAAGTGATGTTGTGTACATCCTCGTACACGCCCGATCAGGATACACACCAGTATAAAAGCTCGGTTACCAATGAGGTGTCCGGCACTGGTTACACCGCCACCGGTGTGACGCTGTCGGTATCCAGCCAGCCGACATACACTAGCGGCACAAACACTATGGCCTTTGACGCCGGAGACGCGAGCTGGTCTAGCTCGACAATCACGGCGCGGTATGCGGTGGTGTACGACGCTACACCAGGCACAGATGCGACCCGGCCGCTAATTATGTATGTGGATTTCGGTGCGGACGTGAGCACTACAGCCGGCACACTGACACTGACTTGGGACTCTGCTGGCCTCTGCTCTGTGACCGTAGCCTAAATCTTTTAGGCTCTTGTGAGCATATTCAAGGCGGGTGCATCGCCCACCACGATATACGCGTGGGAGGGCGGACAAAGGGTGATCAGCCGTGTCTATGTGTGGGCGGCTGGTAGCCAGCATACTGTATGGGATCAGTCCTTAGATGCTTCGGTTGGCCCACCCAAACCCGCGGCTACAGCTCTGGCGTTACCGCCTGGGGTAACCTCCTCACCTCCGGTGGTAACTGTGCCGGGCGCCGCTGTGACTTCCTCTGCGCTGGCCCGGCCACCTGCAGTAACCGCCACGTCGTCGGTGCATGTTATAGCTCCAGCCGCAGCGGCGGGTACGGGCGGCATATCGCCTGCCGTCTCGGCCGATGCTGTGCTGATCGTGGAAGAGGCAACGGCAGGGGCTATCGCTATCCCGACCATCAATGACGTTCTCCTGTTGCCCGCCGCAGCGGCGAGTACAGCCGTGGCCCATTCCCCCGGTGTCGACTTCGGCGGGAATGCTTTCGTATCCCCGCCGCGGGCGTCGGCTACAGCGGCCGGAATCGTGCCCATAGTGGCGGCGAACATGGCCATCACAGTACCTGTCGTGACCGCTACCGGCTCGGGTACTGTGCCTTCGCCCGACAACGCCACACCAATTCCTGCGGCTACAGCAACCGGTTCAGCGGCAGCACCGGGCATATCTAAGGGTGTGCCGGCCGTTGCCGCTACAGCGACAGCGGCTGGGATCGTTCCTGCTGTTACATCTAGCTCACTGATCTTGCCTCCTGCTGCAACAGCTGCAGCGGCGGGGATTGTTCCTCAGGTCATCTCGTCTATCAACGCCACGGTGACAGTGCCGGCCGCGGCGTCGACTACATCTGCCCTCGCAAGCCCCCCAGGTGTTACTGTAACGGTGATAGATCTCTTTAACCGGTCTAATAACACCGCACTCGGATCCGACTGGACGGAAACAGTCGTATCGGGCTCGGGACTCGGTATAAACAGCAATGCCCTTACCTGGCAAGGTAGTACCGACGGATTCGCCTACGCCCTCCATAACACACCCATGATTACAGACGCATTTGACATAACCATCACACCCAGTAGCGTCAGCAGCTCCCGCGACTCTCGTATCATCGGAGGCTGTAACTCAGGTGCTACTGTTTTTGCGGGTTTGAACTGGTACACCAATGCATTGTATTTAGTGAAGTGCACGGGCTCGTACACGTCTACTACTGATATGACCAGTCAAACATCCGGCGTAACGGTATCCACATCCACTCCCATCCGGTTCCGAAGAGTTCTGGTTTCGGGACACTACACTTACTACGTGGACGTCAATGGTGTTAACAAAATAACCTTTGCTGATACTACTGATCAGGTGGTGGTCGGTGCCTCTAACCGTCGGGTTGGTTGCGGCCTAGAGTGGGCGTCTTTCTCTGCGTCAGGCGGGTTTAACGACTTCACGGCCACAGGTTAGGCCTAATACATTATAAAGGGGACAAAGACATGCCTAAAGATGATTACGCCCGCGCAGTGATCGCGGAGGGACAGCGCAGGGGTGTCAGCGTTCGCGGCATTGTGATCGCCCTGGCCACCACCCTAGTTGAGTCTAATCTGATCATGTACGCGAACGCCTCTGACCCGGAGACACTGGCTTTCTTTCATGAGGCGCTGAGCACAGACAGTAAATCGTCCGGCCTCTTTCAGCAGCAACCCCCGTGGTGGGGATCTGCGGCAGATCGCATGGACGCGGCGCGGTCGGCGGGCCTATTCTATTCTGCCTTGATCAAATTAGATTACAATAATCCCGGCGTGTCGGCCGGGACATACGCACAGCGTGTGCAGGGCTCTGCGTACCCGCTCCGGTATGATCAGCGTATGGGTGATGCACAGGCCCTTTATGATCGTTTAGCCACCAGCCCGCCGGAGGTTCTGCCAGTGACCAACAAGCCAAATTATACAGAATTGAATAGGATAGGAAATTCTAGCCAGGGACGTAACGGGTCGCGTGTCACGAACTTCCTGTTGCATACTCAGGAGGGGCCGGGCACCGCAGAGTCGCTGGCCGCATACCTGAACAACCCAAACAACGATGCGAGCTACCACTACACGCTTCGTGACGGGATAGTGTGCGATGTGGTTGATACTGATCAGGCTTCGTGGTCGGTGCTGGCTGCGAATCCGTACACAATCAATTTGTGTTTCGCCGGGTCTAGGGCGGCATGGAGTCGCGATGACTGGCTGCGTATCGAGGGCGACATTGCTATCGCCGCGTGGATTGCCGTGCAGGATTGCCGGAAGTATGGCTTCTCTACGGAGGTAATTCCGCCGCCGTATCACCGTGCTGACGGTATCAGCGACCATAAGTATGTCACGCAGTGTCTCGGAATCGGCACGCATACTGATGTGGGCAACGGATTCCCCTGGGATGTGTTCACTAACTATGTGCGTTCTTTTGCTGATGGTCCTGTCGCCCCGCCGGTCAATGCGATTGATGAGATCGCCGCGGCGAGTCCGTGGCTTGGTGCGCGTAAAACGGTGGGTGAGATCACCTGCCCGGATGGTGTCGGAAGGTTCGCTGAATTTGCAAATGGTTTTGTTTACTTCTCTCCTTCGACTGGTGCCCGGCCTATTCCAGCCAACATATTCGAAACCTGGGCCCGGCTTGGCTACGAGGCGGGGCCTTTGGGGTATCCAGTCGCCTACCACACAGTCTTACCTGTTGATGGAGACACAAAGGTGGGAGATGTTCAGGCGTTCCAGGGTGGGATCATCTACCGCAAGTACGGCCAGCCCGGATGCTATGTTCACGGCCTGATCGCTGATCGCTATGCCAAGGATGGGTACGAGAAGTCGGCGCATGGCTGGCCCACATCGAATGAGTTTGATTTTGACGGTGGCAAGGCGCAGCGGTTCGAGCATTCCACAATGTATTGGACTCCCACGGGAACGGTGGCCGTAGCTGCATGAGCCAGAATAGGTATCAACTAGAAAAGGATATAAAAATATGATCAAGTTCAATCTGTCCTCTGTTTCGGCTTACCGTAAGGCCGCTGTGGCCGGCATCGGTACTGTGGTCACGCTTGCGACTAGCGCCTCCGCAGAGTTCTCTTCTTTCCTGCCCGAGGGCGCCGCCAAGTGGGTCGCGACCGTTGTGGCCGGACTGACCGCTGTGTCTGTGTTCTTGGTAAAAAACGCTGAGGTTATTGATGATGCCGGCAAACTCGGCTGACAATTTCGGCCCAGGGTGGGTGTGGGCTCAGACACTTGAGACCATACCCACCGGGTTGTCGTGGCAGCCGGTCAGTGTGCTGGCGGGCCTGCTCGGCATGTGTGTGCTGCTCATAGCTGTGGGGCTGCGCGCGGTTCTCAGCGGTAAATTGGTGCCGAAGGCAAGCGTCGAGCTGGCGACGTCGGGTTACAAAGCTGTAATCGCAGGGCAAGACCAAAGGATAGCATTTCAGGAAACTGCACTAGCTAATACAATTAAGGCGAATAATGAGTTGGTCAGCCAAAATAGGGAATTGCTCGTTACTGGGCGGCTCCAGGCCGCCTTCATGGAAGCAGTACACCCCCGCTCGGCTACAGGGGGGCAGCATGACCACTTGGCGGCGCCCTAAGCGGGCTGAGGACATACGGAAGCTTAAAGATGTTGAGCGAGAGGTGGCCCGGGCCCAGCGCCGTGCGCTGGAGTCCGAGAAGCGTTTGACCGAGGTTCAGTCCCAACGGGGGCAAGTACATACAGTTAGCCGGGCAATCTCTGGCTACATAGAAAGGAATGGTATCGCTGATGCGCTACGGGCGGCTATTGGCGGGGAGCATGGCTAAGGCCAGCATCCGTGTCTTGATTCTCACCGTTGCAGCAATCGGCGGACTATTCGCAATAGAGATCTTACCCCCACAAGAGGCGGGTAACGCTTTGTTCTACTGGTGGGCGGCTCAGACTGCGGTGCTGGCGCTGGTTTACGGTTGGCGCAGCCCCTGGTACAAATCCGACATGGGCCGGGCCTTCATGTACCAGACCCTCTCGATGGCTGTCATTGGATTACAAGGAACGTTCGCGCTGCTTTGGCCAGGCTACCCTCTGCGACTAGATGTGCGGCAGGCGCTCTTCCTCGCACTGGTTATCTCGAGCTTAAACGTGCTGATCATGGTTATTCGTATCCAGAATGCGGCTAAGAGCCGGCGCTAATAGGTCAAAATATACCCCACTGTTAGTGGGGTATATTTTTATGTCTGAAACCCGTGTAAAAACCCCCGACCGTGATCGGGGGTTTCTCTTCAAACTATTTGATTTTAACGCACGGGGCGAATTCGTAGGTGTCCTGGTCCCACCCGGTTGCTTCCTTGGCTGCCACCAGTGCATCCACTCGGCTGGAGCAGTCGCCGATACTTTCGGGATCAATTAGATCGCGACATCCCGCCTTGTGAAGCTTTCCGTACTTGGGTGCTTCTCCCGCGAACTCGATTGCGAGGGCTTGCACGGTCTCTGTGGTGGTCATATATAGAGTTTAACTCTAACCTGGCCCCGGTGCAAGGGGGTGAAACTAAAAACTTTAGGGGTGTTCGGCCGTGCCATTTAAGCCAGCCTTTGAAGGCGAAGTTCCCTAACAAGTAATCCTTGTGAGTTCAGCGGCCCAAACCATGCACTGAGGTCAAACGGCTCGTCAATCAGCTCCCACTGGGCATTCCATAAACGCACCACAGGCTTGCAGCGCTTCCTGGCCCGCCACTTCATCAGCGGGAAGAACTCAGGCCGGCGGGGCATCTGACCGCTACTCATCGGCTGCGTCTCGCTCGGGATTACCGCAGGCGCGCACGTACTCCACCGCTGAGAGCAGCGCACGAGCGTGTGTTACAGCGGAATCGGCCTCCACGATTTGGTGACCGGTGTAAATGACGCCATCTTTGACACGCACTACGGACGGCAGGAAAACTACACCACCTGCGCTGCCGTATGGCTTGGCTGGGATCGGCTCGACTGAGTGGGTCATTTGCCGGCCATGCAGTCCGCGAACGTCTGACCATAGTACGGGCTGGTCACCAAGGCACAATACGCTCGATGGTGAGTGTCAAACTCTTCTTGAGCGCGGTCAGCTGCCCTTTGGTGCAGCACATAGAAAACACAAAAGGCTACCGCCGCTGCGATCAGCACGACCACTATCGCAGCGCGCTTGCGGGCGATTGACCTTAGCCGCAAGTCCTCTCGCAGGGCTTCGATGCTCTCTGCCGACTTTGAGTAGGGCTCGAGCGGTCGCTTGCTGATCATTCTTCGTCCTCTACGGGGTCTGTGGTGAAATCGTCTGTAATCCATGCTAGCCACAGCGTGGCCAGTTTGTCAAATGGATTCATAACTGCGCCGCCGCGTACTGAGACATGAGCCACTTCGACGCCGCGTCACGGCCTTGGTCATTGATTACGAAAAGGTAATGTTCCATGATCTCCATGGGCTGTGTCGCCGCCCAAAGCTTGAGATGAAGATCTGCGCTCATGGTGTGCTCCTACTGGTCGATTTACATGCACTTTACGCTGCCAATTACAGGTAGTCAACGACCAGTCCGAGCTGTCTGGCCATGCGGATGATCCGGTGGCTCACGACGGATGCCTGGATTTGATCGAATACGGATATGACATCTTGAGGGCAGCCCGGGAACCAGTGTTCGACCGTGGCCGCGAAGCTGGACTCTTCGACTGTCTCAGTCCGTCCAGTGATCTCGTCCGTGATTCGTACCATCTTGATCGCCTCCGACAAGGTTTTCTATGATGTAACTCACGTTACGCTTATGTAACGCATAAGTCAACGGAAACGCCCCAGATAATGTCGGTTATCTGGGGCGTTTCTTATTTTAATTTGTCACGGCTCGTTTGGCCTTAGCCGCGCGGCTCTGTCAGTATACCACAGCCCTACTTGTACACCTTGGCTACAACCTCGGCTACGTGCAGATCCTCTTCGGGTGTGGTGTCGACTGGAATCCACGCCGGCTGGTTGCCATTGCGGGGCTGACCACGGCCAATCTTGAGGATGACAGCCTCCCCGACCTTACGCCGCAGCGACGACACCAGCACTTTGCCGATAACGAGGGCGCCGTTGACCTCTTTGCCGGCCTCGTCGCCGGAGCATACGAGGAAGTCAGCGCGGACACCATCAACGGACTTGCCGTTGATCTCAATCGCCGCCGGCTCGAACGCGGTAGGGTAGACGGCAAGAAGCTCGCCAGCATAATCGGTGATCTTGACGATCCCGCTGGGGGCATGGCCGAGCTTGAGGCTGCCCCGGCCTGCTGTACTGAGCGCCGGACGGCTTGTCTGCGCGGTCTCTGCTGGTACGAAATCAAATGGACTTGGCATTGCTATGCTCCTGATTAGTGTTGTTTTGAAATGGTTGCCAGACGGCGCTTACCCAAAAGGGTGTGGCTCGTCGTCCAGTCCTTGGTATTCTGCTCCCACAGAGTAACAAGCTCTTCACGCGATTCTACCGCGTTGATCTGTGCGACTAGTGCTGTACTAGCCGACGGTATCTGAAAACTGCCCATGTCCCGGTCACGCTGCAAGTCCGAGACCTGCTTGGATACGGTGAGATAGGTCCGGCCCTTAGCCAGCGATATCGGGATGATGTGAACCCGGGGTACTGGGGCCATGACCGGGACATGAATGATCAGAGCATAATCGGTACGGAAAGGCGGCGGATCAACCCACTCGCCTTTCTCCTGATCAAACATATATTCAGATGTTTGATACGCCGCCATCTGCTGCGCGATCTCCTGCCACCCGAACTTGACATCCTTGCCGCTCTTGATGTCGGCTAGTACGATGCTTTCGTCTGACAGCATGTACGCCCTGTCAAACGTCCCCGCCACACCGTACGCCTGATTGATCACAACCTGTTCTATCAGATCAGGACAGATCAGAATATTCGCTTCGAGTAGCGCCGCCTGGTAGGCAATGACGTACGGCTGAAACATCTTCGGCACATCACCAGCCTCGCCTAGCCCGCGGTCTACCCACTCACACCAAGCGTGGAGCGCCGTGCCCATCTTCGCGGCCCGGTTACCTCCACCAAGGTCAAACGCGTGGTCGGCCACCGCCTGCAGTTGCTTGTTGTACTCGCGATCTGGCATCGACCCCTCGTCAGCTGCCAGATTGATCAGTTTCTCCACAAGAAGCGGGTCGCGGTCATTCTCCTGAGCTTCCAGCGCCTCCGCCGCGATGCCGGTCAGTGTCAGCCGCATCTTCCACTTCTCAAGGCCAGCCTTGTCTGACGACTTGGACTTGAGAGTAGATACACGCGTCCACGCCTCCTCGGAGCCGGTGGATGGGTCGGGCAGAATGTACCGGCCCATATAGTCCCGTTTGGGTTCTTTACCCATCTTGGGAGGCAGTGGGATATCTTCTAAATTCACCACTTGGGTACCCCGTCCGATGGGAATATCTCGTCTAAGAGCCGATTGAACTCGCGAAGCTCTCTGCGGTCGTCGCGCATCTGCATAGCCCAAAACACACAACCACCTAATAACAGGATAGCTGTTACCCACAAAACAGCGAGTACAATAAATCCTATCATATCTTCACCGTCATCTTCGCTAGGGCCGAGTCAACTTCCGCGACGTCCACCGTAACCTCGTCCAGCTTAGCTAACCGGCGCCAGGCCGCGATTGCCATACGTGCGTGTTCTACGCGAGCAGCAGCAACAGCAGCAGCATAAGCAGCAGCATGAGCAGCAGCATGAGCAGCAGCATAAGCAGCAGCAGCAACAGCAGCATAAGAATCAGCAGCAGCAGCAGCAACAGCAGCAACAACATAAGAATCAGCAGCAGCAGCATGAGCAGCAGCATAAGCAGCAGCAGCAACAGCAGCATCATCATAAGAATCAGCAGCAACATAAGAATCAGCAGCAGCATAAGCAGCAGCATCATAAGAATCAGCAGCAACATAAGAATCAGCAGCAGCATAAGCAGCAGCATGAGCAGCAGCAGCAGCAGCAGCAGCAGCATAAGAATCAGCAGCAGCAGCAGCATCCCGGCGGGCGATGATCCACTCCGTACCATACACCGAGCCACCACCGGCTGACCTGCGCAGCAGGTCCGCTACAGCTGTGATAGACGGTAGGGTCTTATCCGTAGCGAACCGGGACACACCCCATTCCGGTGAGTCTAAAAGCTCCGCATACCATGCGTGTACGACAGACTGCGGTGCACCTGCTGTGCCCATTGTGGAAAATCCAAGGTCCAACACGATGACCGCATTTTCCGGCGACAGGTACCCGTCCGGCCTGGCCAACACGTCGTTGACAGTCTGAACGAGCCGAGCCAGTGGACGCGCGGAGCATGACGGGTAGTCGGTGATCTTGGTGTCGCCGTTAACGTATGAGACCACGTTCATCGCGCAGCCTTTGCCGCTGCCCTCTTCATGTGACCCCTTGGCTAGGCGTAGCGGGTTGGTAATACGTGAGAAATCTAGTTCGGCCATTCTCTGCCCTTTTTCTGTTGAGTCTGTCATGGCTCTAAACTAAACGGCACATACTGTACGTCAAAAGAGTTGTACACCTTTTGTACGTTGTCTTCGTGTCGGGTGGCGAACTCTAACACCTCTTCCCAAGTCTTATACGTACCCCGGTCCGACCAGGTTACCATCCAATTACGATTACCATTTTCATGTAGCTGGGCTTCATTATTAATTGCCGCAAACACCCCCCCTTCGCCAGATCTAAAAGTTACTACCGCCGCGTGCCCGGAAAAAAGTTTGACCTCTTCTGGTGGTTGGGGTTTACCCAGCAGGTTCTTCACCATCTCGGACCAATATTCGACGTTGCGTTCTGCGGCAACTAGCTCCTGCTCGGATATATGAAGTAAGTCTTTGGCACGCTCTAATTCAATTGACATTTCCAGTCTTTTCTGTTGAGTTGCATCTGTCTGGCTACGAGTTTACACGTCGAGGCGGTACGATGCAAGCGCCTGACTGATATCGTCACTCAGCCGTGACTTACTTTTCATCTCAGGGTTGCGTATGCCCAGACCTTGGGCATACCGGATCTGCGCCTCGCTAGGTGCTCGGGTGCCCTTACGCCACGGAGCCGCGCGGCTCGATAGCGAAGCGTCTAGCCCGTGGGCGCGGTCCTCAGCTACAGCCTTAGCGGCCGGCAAGTCCGACCAGGTGTCCGCCAAATTTTCATCCGCGTACAACCCACCATCTTTCAGCCATCCGCCGAGCTTAGGGCCCCTAGCCCCCAGCTGGCCGATGCGAAACCGGTCGTCTTCCTCCCACAAGAAAATCAGCCAATCTCCGGCGGGTATGAACCGCGTCCCGTGGTTTGTCCGCAGCCATAGAGCTTCGCTGTCACCGAATAGGTCGCGATCAATCACGACGCCCTCTAGCTCGATTTTCTCGACCGGCGTGGAGGCTTCAATCGCCTCTGCCAGCTCCTGCGGCAGCTCGTCGTCATCTCGTCCGACCCTCATGTAGGGCGATTCTGGTACGAGCTTGTCCAGGGTGCGCAGCGTATGAATACGGTTCACGTCGCACACGTCCAGTACGAGGCAGTCAGTTTTGCCGGTCTCCGGGCTGGGCCGCAGCCCTCTGCCGATGCACTGCTGATACAGGCTAGCGGATTGGGTGGGCCGTGCCATAACAATGCAATCGATGGCGGGCAGGTCAAATCCCTCTGTGAGCACTCCGACGCTGACGATCACACGGATATCACCATCTCGCAGTGACTGGTAGATAAATGACCGCTTGAGCTTGTCGGTGGTACCTACCACCACCTCGGTAGCGAGCCCCCAGTCCTCGAACTGGTCGGATAGCCTATTGGCGCTCGCCACGGTAGGCACAAACACCAGAATTCGATAGCGCCCGGCGGCGTGGGCTGTCACTGCTTTGGCGATGTCGACGCTGGCCTCCTCGATCGCCTCGCCTAGCTGGCCCTCCTGAAAATCGCCCTTGCTGGTCTTCACCTGTGATAGGTCTAGCGACTCCAGTACAACAGCCTTGCCGATGGGGCGCACCAGGTGGCCTTCGGCTATGCCCTCCCGGATGCCTTTGCTGTATGCGACGGATTCCCACACGTCGGCTAACATTTTCTGATCTGATCTATCCATTGTCGCGGTAGCACCGACTGCGATCGTATCCGAGAAGCACCCCAGTCGGGCCAGCGTTTCCATGTATGTACGCGCCACAGAATGATGACATTCGTCAACTACAACCAGACCCACATCTTTGATCTGCTCCAGTCTCGCAGCGTTGGCGAGTGTCTGAATCGAGCCAATGACCACGTCGGGGCCTGTCTCGTTGCGCTCGGCCTGCACGATGCCCACAGTCACCCCTGGCTCAACCGCCAACACATTATCCTTAAGCTGCTCCAGCAGTTCATGACGGTGTGCGAGGATCAGCACCCGCCGGCCGCGCTGTTCGGGCTTGCCGTTGACCAGGCCATTCGGTTGCCCGACGTGATCCGCCACCAACTGCGCGATCACGGAACTCTTTCCTAATCCGGTGGCCATGACCACGGCCGGGCGTAGCTGGCCCTCCGCCCACGCCTTTTGTACCGCCGCTACGGCCTCGCGCTGGTATGGGCGTAATTGGCGTTTCACAACATCATCTCCAGTATCTGCATAGTCAAACCGGGCATTCTACTAGCACCCAGTCGCCGTCAGGCTGCATGTTTTTCTTTCCGTCCAGTATGCGCTGCATATCCCGGATGTCGGTGCCAATTTGTGCGTGATGCGTCGACACCATCTCGTCCTCAGAAGCGGACATGCTCTCAGCGGTGCTCCGGTCATATACGACGTAGTATGTCACAATTCCCCGTCTCGTGGGGTCCACACGACTAGGACCGGTAACCCCGGCTCCCAATATTCGCCCGTAGTGTATCTAAAACTGCCGCTTTCTACTTTTACTGCGGCCAGACCCTGATCGTTTATTGCAGCACCGATAGCTAATTCATCTGCTTCGTCAGGTGTCCGGATGGTGCGGGCTTCCTGGTATGCCTCAGCGACATGCAGGAAGTGGTCGGTGTCTCGTTCGCCAACGACAGAGCCGCAGTTGCAGCCAACTAACGGCCCGTCGCAGCCGAGTGCGTTAGGAACATCCGCCGGCCAGACCAGCCGGTGCTTTTCCAGGACTTCCAGCAAGGTAGGGATCTCGGTCATCCCGTCCGCTATCAGGGCGTCTACTGCAATCTCCGCTGCCCCATCGGAATCTATGGCGCGGACTAATAGATCAATGGCACGCTGTCGGATGTACTTATCAGGTGTCGCGATATCAGGCATTGCCGCCGCCTGCTTCCCAGGTCGGCCGACGGTGACCTGGTCGCGCGGGACAACCAGAAACCGCTCAAGGATCGCGGCGGCGCAGTAATGAAATGTGCGGCAGCTGGGATAGCCGTAATCGTCTTCGTAGGTATCGCTGATGATCTCGGCCAGCTCTTCCCGGATGTCGTTAGTATTCACTAACAGCCTCCGCCGCGGTTTTATTCGCCGTGTTGAATTCTTCGTCGAGCTTGTAGTATGAATTAAGCAGCAGGCTGGCAACGATTGGATCGCCGAACACGTTGTGATTTTGCGTTTCCTCTTTTACAGTAATGCCTGCCAGATACAGCACGGCGGCGAGGTCTGCGGTACGCAAAATAGTCAAGTCCCGGCGGGCGTCTTCTACCGGCGCATCGGGTCTCGTGCGAATGTCGTCGTATGTGGTCATGTCTCTATCCTAAACAAGCCGAACGGCGGTTGTCAACTGCCGGCCTCTGGCACCCGCGCAGTGAATGATCTTGCCGGACTCAATCAGACCGCGCACAGCTTTGTCCACGTCTGCTTTGGTGTGGTGGCTGGCCAGCGCCAAATGCAGGTCAGCCACTTTCACTTCATCCCGGCCTGACTCACCTAGGATCGCCAATACAGCATCAACTGGTGTCTTTGGCACTGGTTTCAGCGCCAACTCAGTGATGTACGCGCTGCCGTTGTGGCCGCGCTGGATCTCAAACCCCATCGGATGTGCCTGCTCCGCGTCCTTTTGTTTGCTCGTAAGCAGCTGGATCGTGTTCGGCAGCTCTTCGTCCGCTACCACGTGCAGCTCAGTATCCACGCTGCCCAGCAGTGCGGTAGAGCCACGCGCATGGCCGGTACCCCGCGACGTGTGGTGCACTAGCATTACGGTGCTGGACACGCGCGCGATGAGCGCATTGCACAGCTCCACGACCCTGCCCATATCCGATGCATCATTTTCCTTGAGGCCCACTGATACCCGGGCCAGTGTGTCGATGACAATCATCTCTGGGTTGAGGGCCGCCGCCTCGTCAATGAATTTCGCCCACCATTCCGCCGCGGGGGTCAGCCGATTGTCAGCGGGGATCGAGTACGGGTCACGGACCAAGTGCAGTTTGTCCCACACATCCGGGCGGCTATGCGCACCCGACCACGCGTGGAGGCGCTGAATAAAACCCCTGAACCCCTCACCAGCGATATAAATCACCAGGCCCTCATGAGTAGCATGACCATGCCATTCCTGGCCCGTAGCGATACACCCAGCCATGTCCAAGGCCACAAACGACTTACCCGCTGCGGGTGCGCCGATCAGCATCACCTGAGTCTCGCGAAATAGAAAACCCTCGATCAGCGGCTCCGGTGGTGGTGTGTCCTGAAAATGGCTGGCCGGCCATATGATCTGATCCGGCACCTCACGCGTGATCAGCTGCCGTAGCGGGCTAGCCACGAGCTTGAGGTCCACCGACGACATGTCGATGCCCGCCTCAGCGAGAGCTGCTCCTACGCTGCCTTCGTGATCCGCACGGGCCAGGAACTGGACCAGCGTGTACGTCCCTTTGGGCTCGAAACCGTCCGGGACATTATCTGTCCAGAAATGGATCGGCCCGTGCCCCAAAGTCTGGTCATACAGTGTGCAGTCGGCACCATGCGCCGTGCACGACTTCTGACTGGCATGTGCACCCGGGGCCGTGTACATCATGCAGTGAGACCCACAGCGGTCCAGCCGATAAGCACTGTACCCGCGGTCGGTAAGGATCGTTTCCCAATCCTGATCTCGCGACCAGTCGTCTATATCTTGACCAAACGTATCGTCTGTGTCTATACTTAGTTGCTGGCCCACAATGGTGGTGCTGGAGGTGCCTTCCCCGGTGATTATATCCTGGCGAGGGGTAGTGGGGTCTTTGGTTCTTACCAAAGACCCCACCGCTGCGAGTAGCCACTGGGGGGCTTCGCGGACTTTGCCTGCCATGATGTATGGGCCCTCAGCGCGGACCGACGGCGGAGCGAGGACATAGCACCCGTGCACGTAGATGGCCCATCCGCCATCCATTTTGACCACGGCCGGTACACCAGCTGGTAAATGCCAATCGGCCGGCAGCGTGAAATAATAATGTCCGCCGTCTTTGTGTATCCAGTCGCCGTCTTTGTCTTTCTGGCCGGGTGTCAGCACGGTGGGCGCGAAGTCCGCAAACTCATCAGCCTCTTGCTCCGCCCAATACTCCAGGAACGCATACTTCTCGATCTCTGTATCCACATCAACGACGAGAAGCCGGGACTCGCCCACGTTGATGCCGATATTCGGGTGTACACCTGCCGCCGAGTTCGACTCCCACCGTGTCAGATAGTTTTTAAGCTTCGTCTTATTGGATGTGGCGAGACCAAAACCCATGTTGTGGCCATCAGCGCGCATCTTCTTCGCAGTAGCCGGCGCTAGCACCTTATCTGGGGCCGGCGCCTTGCTGTCCGTCTGGCACAAGAACGCGGCTAGACCCGCATCGGCCATCGCGGCCAGAATGTTTTTTAAATTGCTCCTGTCGTAGCTGCTTCCTAGTGCTACCTCTATGGGGTGCGCGCCGAGCATTGGCCCTCTTCCATTATTTTATATTGCGATCTACTCGGGACGAATTAGGGCTATACAGCATCCGTCGGGTGTGTGCAACAGCCATCGCAACCATGGACGGCTTCATACATCCTACCCGTTTCCTGCCAGAAATCAAACTGATCTGGGTCTGGATGTCCGACACCGTGCGTGCAGATGCGCTCCAAGATGCCCCTGTCATACCGCCAATGTGCAGGCCAGTCAGACATGTGATGGCCGGTTGGGTTATGTACGATGCAAGGCCGGCCTGCGCACTTGTCTGGCGAGTGGGTGTTAGTGAACCGTATTCCGTTATCCATCCCGTCCCTCCGGGGTCTTAAAGCTTTCGCCAACCCACCGCTGAGCATCATACAGATGATCGAACTTGGCCATGTACGGGCCTTCGAGATCCAGCCGGGCTACCCATTGTATTTCAAAACCGTGACCGGGTCCAAACGGCACGTGCACGCGTTCGACCCACCACGGGCCAAACTGAAACAAGCCGTCGACCACGACGGTCAGCCGAAACTCCGCAGAGTCGCTCACATCGTGCCACCCGTCGCGCGGGGAGTACGTGTCACATGCCAGCCGTGGCTGTCGTGAGTGATGTGATACGTATATTTGCCGGGCTGAGTTGGAGCTTTGTTGTTCAGCGGCGCGGGCTGAAAATATGTGGACTCTTTCATTGTTACACCGGAATCATTTCCACCCTGCGGGCAGACCTTAGACACCGCGGTCGTATAGCGGCACTTCGCGTAGTCCGCGTGCGCCTCAGGGGCCTGCGCCAAAATGATAGCTCCGGCGACCATGCTGACCGAGAAAGATGCTAAAAACACTGTTGTTGTCGTCATGCGATCACCCTATCCTTTCATATCTGATCATGTCAAGATCTATTCTGGTTTCATCCAATTCGTACCCATGTCCAGCATGTCCGTACGGAGTACAGGCACGCGATCTGTCGCCCTGCACAGGGCCTGGCATGGTGTCTCCATGATCCGCTGCCACTCTTCCGCAGAGTCCCGGTCCACCACCAGCTCATCGTGCATCGCCAGCCGCAGCGTGCCACTAAGCCCAGCTTTGGAGCCCGCCACGATCGACTCGGCCAGCTGTACATACGCGCTCCCCTGGACTACATAATTTTGTCCTTTGTAGCCCGCGAACTTACCTTCAAATTTGGGTATGGGCAGCGGCCGGCCATCGATCGCCACGACATACCCGTGTGTGTTCGCGATCTTGCGAATGGTGGTTAACGTGCGCTTAATGTTTGGCATACTGTCCATCACCGACGACTGAATTCGCTTGGCCTCGTCCCGTGAAATGTGTACACTTTTTGCATCGGACAGATTCTTGGCTAGCAGATCGGCCCCCTGTCCGTACATCCCCGCCAGCAACACAACCTTAGCGATATTCCGTTGCACCTCCGCTGCTGCCATTGCGGGCCCGTACAGCTCCGCGCCAGACTCGTACGCCTGGATCATCTCCCACTCACCCGAGATATTCGCCAGGGTGATTGGCTCGATAGCGGACCAGTCAATAGAGGCCAGGGAGCCGCCAGCGTCGGCACGAAGCACCCCCCGCGCATCTCCAGGGAACTGCTGCAATTCGGGGGAGCCATAGCTCATGCGGCCCGTAGCGGAGGCCCCCAGAATGCCTGCCATCGTGTGTACGCGGCCAGTGACACTAGCCATGCTCGCGCACTTTTGCAAATAGCCGTTAACTTTCGTCAGCCGCTTGTACTCTAGGTGAGCGACCGCCGCTGGGTGCACCAGCTTCTCTACGTCCGAAGCCCGCGCGCCGAGTAAGCCTGTCTCCGTGCGCGGCCAATCCTTAGGCAGCGCATCCTGCTCGTGCAGGTACTCCACGAGGTGCTGGCCGTTTCCCGGGTCCAGGCCCAGCGCCGTGATCTTATCCGCGGCGGCTGACACCGTGTCCTCGTGCCGTGTTTTCCACTGGTCGTAGTACTGCCCATCAAACGCTATGCCTCTCGCGCCGGCGTGGAGCATCACACGATTCACTATCTGATCGCGCTCGACTAGATAGTCCGGGTCCTCCGCCGCCCAGCTAGCCCATGGGCCTGAGCTAACATATTCTATCGCTGTCTTAGCCTTTTCTTTCAGGATCGGCAGCAGCGCCAAGGTCGCCCGTGTATCCTCCATGGCACCGTTGCAATAGACCATACTGCTAATGTCCATGCCGGCGAACCCCGCCGAGATAGTATCGAATCCCGCCGCCTTCATCGCGTGCTTAATCGGCGTATCCCGTATACCCAAATGTAGCTGAGCCAGCGCGTCCAGACCTTTACGTTCTAGCGGACTCGGACTGCCCAGCCGTGCGTAAATGAGCGTGTCTTGGACCTTTTCTATATCTTCCATTCTCATCAAATTGTTATTGACGAGCGTCGGGATATCGAACGCTGCGTTATGAAACACCAACCCTACGGCGGCGGATATCACTAATCGCACGCACTCAGCCTGTCTCGGGTCGCGCGGGTCCAGAATGACTGAGGTGTCGCCGTCACTGAATGTTACCGCTTTGAGATCAAACATGAGCGCCCCAAGGCCGCCAGCCTCCGTATCACATGCGATAATCCGGCCGGTCCTGGACTCCTCCAGCCATGACCGGACCGCATCAGGAGCGAAATACATGCGCCGGTCATTCCGGTCATGCTGAAGCGTACCGGCATACGCGGGCTTCCCCGGCGGGCGCTCAATCAGCATTCGTCACTTCCCCCGATTCTTCCACATATACCGCCGCTTGGTCAGCAAACTGTGATCTAACCAGTCCCACTCGCAACTGGGGTTTATGAAATTGGATGAACCTCCCTGTGCTCCAGGCATCCTCCCTGAGCATGACGCGACCGCAGCCAGTGCATTTACTCATCGGGGCTCAAGAAGTGACAGATCAATGAGGAGGAAGTCCGGGTGATCGGACCATGTGTGCATGAAATCTTGTAAAGCAGCATCGTACGCAACATAAGCAGCATAAGCAGCAGCAGCAACAGCAGCAGCAGCATAATCAGCATAATCAGCAGCAACATAAGCAACGGCATCCCTGTACCGTTGAACCAAACGCCCCCCAAACTCCAAGAATGGGTTATCTAGATCTAGCCGCGCTCTTAAAAACTCCTCGACCGAGATTCTATTCTGTTCCGGTGGTGTGACGGTGTAACCGCGCTCCTCCAGAACTTCCACCAAAGACGCATGTGTCACGCGTTTGCCGTCGAAATCATAGACATTGGTCATTATGGATAAACCCTCTTCCATTCGTCGTTGTTCTCCCGGCGCTCTACAAAAAGTTCAATCCAGGGTATGTGCTTGTTCAAGCAATCTACGCTCCGCACAGCTTCTTCGTAAGAGGAAGACAGGTTACGGCAGCTCCAATCAACAGTACTGATACGGAACTCAACGATAGTCATCTCGCCCCCTTACGTGCAACACTAATGCGTTGTGATAACGCTGCGTAACCCGCGATGTCAACCAGATTGTCCCGCTTGTGTGAATGCGCCTGGCGCGCGATCTTCATCAGGATCAGCATGTGGGCCACATCCTGTGGGGACACGATGCCGTCAGCCCCGACCGCCACATACAGGTAATCTTGCCACAGGTTGGCAATAGTAAGTAAGCTGTCCTCGGCGGGCCCATAAGCTTCCGCGCGTGGGCCCACGACGATGTCCTTGGCTTCGTCCAGTAGCTCAGCTTCCTCGGAAGCAGGGGCTTCGTGTTCCGTTTCCTCGTCGTCATCGTCCACGCCCGCTTCTGTCTCCTCTTTATCGTTTAGCGGCGCTACCAGGCGGCGGGCACACGCACCATAACCCATGTCTGTCTCCTCATTTGGTGATGTGGCGGGCTGGCTGTACCACTTTTCCGCGGCCCGCCACGCCTCGATGCGGGTATTCGGGTTCTGGTCCAGGAATTGCTTCCATGCGGCGGAGTAGGCGCACAGGTCGGCCCACGCCCGGGCCTCCGTTATGTCTGTCATTCTGTGTCCTCTGTGTAAGCCCACGCGAAACTGTCCTGATCGTCATCCCATAAAATTATAATAGGACCGGATATGACGGGGCGTGAGTGGCCGGCGTACGCATCACCCAAGAAATCGAGGCAAGCTGTACCTGCTATTACACAGGAGCCCTCATCGACTTTAGCGTGCGCACAATTGTGTGGGTTGTAGCAATCATCGTCAGCGCATATGTGGTGACAATCCGAACCTGGCGCTGCGGCGCAATTAATCTCCCCCGTTATAAATCCGTTATGAAACTTGAACTTCACGAAATGATTATTCGCGTCCAACACCTTCATGGCAGCAACCTGTCTAGCTGGGCCGCGAAGGCCGGCAACTTCGGAACATAATAGGATGTGTGTTGTCCATCATAGATGTAGCCGCGCAGAAGCGCAACCGCATCCCACCACCCTTGAGCTGTACTGAAATTGTACCCATTCTGCCACTGGCCCGTAGACACAGCCTGAAAAGTCTCCACACCCCATCCGACAGGGTCCATCAAACTGAAATGCTTGCTCAGATCCTCAAACGACCGCAGCGGGTGTGGCGGTGGGGGTGTGGCACAGATGCCGTCGCGCGGGTTAGCGACATCAAGAAGGTGTGTCTCGTGCGGGAAGGGGGCGTGCTGGCCCGCGAGGCCGTACCGCACGTCAACGCTGATCTGGCTGTCCGTGTGTAACCGCACAGGGTTGGCTACCATAACCGCCGCTGGGAGCCTATGAAGCGCAGACCAGTCCTCAAAGTGCCTGTTTGCTAATATTGCTAATGCTTCACTAGCAACCTGCGCGCCGCCCGAGTAACCGACCAAGACGATGCTTCGCTCTTGGCTGTCCAATTCTTTCTCGACTCGCGCCACCAAAGCACCCACAGCGGCGTTCTTGTTCGTCTCATACGCCGCCCCATCCCACGATGGGACCGGGCCATACGTATTCTGCCAATTGAACTGCGCCGAAACGAATTTCGGCGCGGGCAGGTGGTCAGTCAGATTGGCCAGCATCCCCCAGGGGGTGGGGCTGGACTGCTCACCAATGCCGGGAACTGTGATCACAAGATATTGTGTCATGTGCCGGACTCCTCAAAGGACTTAAATGACACCTCAATGAATCCCTCAAGCGGGTAGGCGTATCGCAGCGCTTCCAGCTCAGTGCGGAAGATGTGGATATGTGCACCACCGGTAACTATCCACACGCCTTCAAGAGCCTGCTCGCCGTCGGTGGCGGCATCTACTGGTGTCAACCTGTACACCCTCTGTGAGTCGTTGGCCGCTCGACCTACCTCGCGGAACGCGTAGTTGCCCGCTAGTCTTATGTCCCCCTCGTCATCAGGCAGCTTATCGCCATAAACAAAATATTCTGTCATGATTTATCCTTTTCTTTCTTATTCGGGAAACTGAATAAACCATTTGCGTCCCAGGTAATCCTGTAATAACTACACGTGACCACAACCGCGGGGTGTGTGAAATAGGCTACAGGCCGCTCACTTTTGGCATCATAAATGACGGCACCGTAGAAAGTATCGGTCAACCCGGGTCCAAATAAGGTATCACCAGCGTCTACAACCAGCATTGGCGGGTTGAATAGCCCTCCGCTTGCAGTCAGGGTGGTGTGCAGCGATCGAGACTCTTGACGAGCGCCACAGCTTACAAAGGACCCCGCGTGTTCCAGTGGACGATGCATGGGGTGATGCAATGGCACGATGCGCAAATGCGGAACGCGCCCTTTGCGCACGCACTTAGCCATGCGCTTGTCTTCGCCCGGAAACCATTTCATTTCGCCCGTTGTCATGCTTTCTCCTGCCTTTCTCGCTCTTCCAATTCTTTTGTGATCTCTTGTAACTCCATTATATTCGTCAACACTTTGTCTCCGAAAATGCGTAATTCGGCGGTACGTTTAGCGATCTCATCCCTGTCCGCGATCACCTTCGCGTACGCCACCTTCTGTGCCTTGACCAGCTCAGCTAGCGTCGGATCTGTCACGTCTTATTATCCTGCCCGCGTAATAAGTAGTACGCTTGGACAAAGTTGTCAAAGTCCGGTATTACAATCTCTGCGGGCCCGTACAGCTCCGCGCCAGTGGGCCGCAAAGACAACGACCCGTCTTCGGCAATAATCTCGTACACCACCTCGACTGAGGTCTGCGCCCGCTGGTGCGCAACCGTCCACATTATTTTCATTATCGTATTCATCTCTGTTCGTCCTGTTCAAGATCTGTCATCAAGACCACACACCGTCATCCCACGCGGCGGCTAGGGGGTCGTCGCCGTCATGCCACCAGTCGTCCTCATCCTCGCCGTCATCCTCGCCGGCCCACACAAGCACATCCGTGAGATGATCCGCCCACGTGTCACCGAACCAGCCGCACGTGCAGAATGCAGCGGCGCTGGCGTGCAGTGCTTCTTCGAGCCCCTCCTGCCTGTCGAGCCACTCGCTGGGTTCTTCGGTGCGCGCGTGCGACTCGATCAGGTTGGCCAGCTCTGCGCGGCTGCAGAACGTCAACGTCACCTTCTCGCTCACCGCGCAGCGGCCCAATCCGGGTTGCCATTGGCAAGCTCTTTGAGCCTGCGGACCGCTTTATCCTTATCCATCACACAAAACAGGGCTTTGATCCCCTCTTTTGTTTCTATCCCGAGCAGCTCAGCGGCCAGCAGTTCAAAAAGCGTGAAGCCGCCCGGTTCGATATCGACCACAGGCATACCGTAGACGTATGTGGTTTTGTACCCGGCCAGATTACACGTCCACCCCGCGATACACATGGTGGTCCCACACTCTGACACAAACCTTCCCTGATCATGTTTCTCAGGATGTGCCTGGATGTGCTCGAGCACCTTGCCCGCCATCTCTGTATTCATTCTGATCTATCCTCTTGTGTCCGTAGTGGCAGGTACTGGAACGACCCTACAGGGTGATGAGACGGTCCGCAAGGGGGTAGATCTGGCCCTCGCCTGCAGCTGCCTGGGTGTATCCCCGCCGCTTGGTTCGCGTATCTATCCTCACTCAGTTTGATCAGCGTCGCTGTTCTCATGTCAGTCTACATAAAGCCAGGTCGTCGCGCAAGAAGAGAGATCGTTACACAACTGTGACATGACAAAAACAGGTCCAGACGGCAATATCGACCCTACCTAGGGGCTAGGGACATGCATCTTGACCTTCCACATTGGACCGTAGTTGAAATGCTCTGACCTGGTGTTTTATATTGTGTATCTCACATCGCGAGATTTTGGTACATAGTTTGGTAACGACACAGTAACTTTCATAGTCTGACCTGGTCTTATGCTGAAAATTTAAGAATAGTAAAGAAGTGTTTACTTTCGCGGAGGATTGGGGAGATGGGGCGTTTCACATTTATAACCGCAGCTCAGAGCATGTTTTTGACTTAAGGTATCATTGGATTACTTAACTTTCGGAGGGTCAGAAATCATATACATAACCGCAGCTCAGAGGGTGTGGCGTTTTGCGCTTGACACGTATGGTAACCTAGGGATGGAACGTCCGGAGGAACGGACCTAGATCCCGGGTTACTACATAAGTGTCATGCGGTTTCGTCGCACCCAGCCGTGAAGAAGAAAAATAAAAAACACTAGGGTTGACAAAAGCAGACCTAGCCCCTAGTATCTTGGGATGACAATAAGCAGAGATTCTCAGTGGGTGCAAATCGAGCGCCTGACCCTCGACTCCCTCACAAGCGGGCCAAAGACAACAAGCGAGCTGCGGGACATTTTCGATACCAACGGCATCGACCCCAAATATGCCGCCAAAGTGGTTGGCAGCGGTTGGCTGGATCTACCGCGGGTCGCGGGTGCGAAGAGGTATCAGCCAACCTTGGTATTTCACCCCCGAAGCCCGGAGGCTGCGGATAGAGGGCTCGTTAGTGATGTAGATATGTGGCTCAAAGATTATATGGACTCTAAGACCACCGACCCCGACTCAGCGGCGCTCGTGCGCGCGGCAGTTTCGCTGGGATTCGAGCGCAAGCATGTAGAGAAGGCGCTTAGGCGCTCGGGCCACGATGCGTATAAGGTATCTGGCACGTGGTATCGTAGGCGCCATGGCGCGATCACGAGCATCAGCTAAAGCCGCAGGCTCGGCGTTCGAGAGCTTGATGGCCCAGTACCTCGCGCGCACGATTGATGACCGGATCGAGCGCCGTGTCACGAACGGCGCAAAAGATCGCGGCGACATCTCGGGGTTGCGCATCTTCGGGCAGCGTGTCACACTTGAGTGTAAGAATTACGGCGGACAGATCAAAGCGGCACAGTGGACTGACGAGGCTGAGATAGAAAAGGGCAATGACGACGCGCTCGCGGGGGTAGTGTTCGCCAAGCGCCGCGGCACAACGAATCCAGGAGAGCAATGGGTAATAATGACAGCCGCCAACCTTGTAGCGCTGCTGACGGGCGAACGGCAGGAAGCGCCGTGACTGTGGCGGTCAAGGAATGCAAAACGTGCGCTCGCGTATGGACTGTAAACAATTTTTATATGACAAAAGGACGCGACGGCACATATCATCACCGCAATCACTGCAAGGGGTGCTATCTGCTCCGCCGGACACCCAAGCTAACTGAGCTAGATCGCAGCATTAGTTACGACTACAAGTTTGCCCGTTTCGTCGGCATGGGTCACAGCGAGGCCATGAGCTGGATTGAGACGGGGTACAAGCTGCCGGCCGGGTACTTGATGCATACCCGGTTAAAGGAACGATCTAATTGGATTCCGGGGGACGAAGCATGAGCGATAACAGTAACGCCCTGGGCGGCGGGATTAGCTACCACACAGATCCCGCACTAGCTAACATCGTGGATGCGCTTATCGACTACCTGAACGCGCATCCAGACTGCCACGATCTGCAAGAGAAGATAACAGGCATTGTATTGGCACCGTTAGCGCACACGGTTACAGATGAAGACATGGTGTACACGAAATCAACGGTGCTAAGCTTCGCCGCGCCGGACCAGGCCGTACCTTTCGTTGCGTTCGGCCGTGCGATACAGAACACAAACAATCGCTGGTATGCGTGGTCCAACGGCCACCGCGTGAATGTGTTAGACGCATATGTAGATGAGGATATCCGCTTTGATGAGATTCCCGGCATCTTAGACGAGGACATTCAATTCACGGCGGATAAGCTGGGACTGGAATATATTCCAGAGGACCGCGCGCAGCTCATGGGAATATTGAATAGTATCCGCGAAAGGCTATATCAATGGGAGGGATAGGGATAGGGTGGCGCGAGAGAGCGAACTGCCGGGGCATAGACACCAACCTCTTCTACCCCGAGGTCAGCGGCGGTGATTGGACCACACCGCGACGCGTTTGCGCTAACTGCGAAGTCAGAGTAGAATGCCGGGAGGAAGCTCTGTCGGTAGGCGCGGACGACCAGTTTGGTATCTGGGGCGGCCTCGGACCAGCGCAGCGCAGAGACATCAAGACAGAACGAAACAAGGCAGCAGCGGATGGCTAGCAATCAGTTCGGCTGTGGCAAGTGTGATAGCCGCTGGGGCGGGTATCGTACTGCTCATTGCGCACAGTGCCATAAGACTTTCTCCGGCATAGACGCTTTTGATAAGCACTTAGATATCGATTATCGCCGCCTGGTTGGCACTGAGGTGGCATGTAAAGAGCCTAGAGTATGCGGGTTAGTAGTAAATAGTCTCGGTTACTGGGGCTCGAACCAACCGAGGCCAGCGTGGCTGACGAAGTAGACAAGCTTTATCTGTCTCGCGCAGAGCAGGCCAGTTTGGTCGGCTGGTTGGCTCGTGTGCCGTCTTTGGCGGAGGATCTGTTAGTGACGGCATCCCGCGCCAGCCAGGTGTCTCGCAGAGGGCTCAAGCCCCTGTACAGGTCTAAGAAGATGGGCAGCAGTCTGCCGTATCATGCTGGCGCCGTCGAGGCAGCGGATGCACTTACCGACGAGCTGAACAAGTGGGCCAAGATGTGCGGTAAGGGACGTATGGGGCTCGAGGAGGCCGCAGGGTACCTAAGTGCCCACATGCCGATTCTGGCAGCCCTAGCCCCCGCCGTGTCTGCTTTAATGGACATCTCCTACCGCATCAAGGTATGCATCTCGGTGGTCGATCTCCCGCCAGATGATGAGATAGTGATAGACGAGCGCAGGATGCGCGAGGCTAATCGTCAAGTGGTCTCGGTGGCTCAGATAGAGGTGCTGGCTCGCCGTCTGGGTGACATTGGATATGGCTTGAATCGTGGGCGTGTCCAGCGGTTAGTGTCGGCCGGCCAGCTCTACAGCTGCGGCCGAGACGGTACAGCAGATTTCTATTATCTAGGTGAGGTTCTAGACGCCCACTTTCGCGCACCACGACACAGCAAGGTTACGTAATGGGCCACACCAAAGAGCAAAAGGAAGCATACGAGGCGCTTACAGCCGCGATAGACGCGCTTCATAGAGCACACAATGAAGGCGAAGCGCACGGTATTAGTGTAAAGTACTTGGTCATTTCTCAGCGCCAATGGTGGGATGATGATGGCGATAGCTGGACGGTAGTAGATATCAGCGTCAAGGATGGCGAGGTGGCGCTTAACGATCAGTTAGGACTGGTCGAATTCGCAGCTGCCAGGATAAGACACGCCATTGTGACTGCGGAAGAGGACGAGGGAGAAGAGGACGAGTAGGGGGTGTGCTGTCCGAACTCGGGGATTATTTATAAGATTAGAACACATCACGGCGTGTCGCCTTGACACGTTCGATGAGGTGATGTGCTACACTAAAGCGGTGAGCGACACGTGCGTTTAGTTAGTGCCGCTTGGTCCCGGGTGTGGCTACGGCAGCCCGGGACTGTCTCAATGTGGCCTGCACACCCCTGGGAGTGCAGGACCCGCCGGGACCTCCCGATTCCATCGGGCGCCCGGTCGTCGCGTATTCGCGGCAGATCCTAATGTCTGACATTGTGACATTAGTGGGAAGTACTTGCGGAGGCTCGTTCCCTTCCCGCTCTGGTACCGAGAGCGGGACGCCTGGCTAGCGCCGTAAAGCCATTATAACGATGCCCGCCAAGGCTAGAGCGCAAGCTTCCTTACTTCGGCGGGCCAACGCGGGGTAGTTCAGAGGCAGAACACCGGGCTCATAATCCGGGAGTGGCGGGTTCGAATCCCGCTCCCGCCACCACACCGCCCTAGAGCTAAGCTCTAGGGTTTACCTGTTGCAGGAGTACGCGTGCCACCTAAGAAGCGCGACCCAAGGGATCACAGATCATACAGGGTAGCACGTGCGAAGCTGCGTCGCGAGTCATCTACATGTCACATATGTGGTGAGCAGATAGACCCAGCACTACAGTACCCGCATGATAAGTCGTGGTCAGCTCATCACGTCGAGCCCTTAGGTAAGGGCGGTAGCGTGCACGGTCAGATAGTAGCAGCACACCTCGATTGCAATCGTAACCTTGGTGTCAATGATCAGCATGTGTCCGAGCGCATACCCACATCGCGTGTGTGGTAGCGGTGTTAATTGTAGTTATGGGCCCACCCGCAGCGGGCAAGAGCACGTATGTGTTAGATCATGCGGATGTAGATGATATCATTATAGACTTTGATACTTTAGCCATAGCACTGGGCTCGCAGGTAGATCACGACCACGCCCATGGTGTAGTACTGATAGCTCAAGCGGCATGATCGGCTGCGGCAAACGCCGCCCAGACCACGCGCTCGACGGTGTGGTTAATACATGCTCAGCCTAGTGCACAGTCCATCGCGATATACAAGAGACGCGGCGCCAAGCTGGTGGTTATTGATCCAGGCCAATCGGTCGTCAGAGATCGTATCATACAGCGAGGCTCGACACAAGCCCACCGCTTTGCCGAAGCATGGTATCGCAAATAGAAATACAATCGTTATAAACACAATGATAAAAGAAATATAATCGTTACCGTTTGGGCTTGACTTTACAACGCTATGGGGGGTATACCCTCCCCCTGACCTGATCTTTTCCCAGATATCTGGGCCGAGATACCCCCCCGGTCATCGTCCGGGAGTGTAACACATCAAAACCGCAGATACAACCCCCAATTTGCGACCCGTAGGAGTCATTTTGAGCGACTTTCGGGAGACCATAACCTCAGGTACGCGGCTCACCGATTTGGCCGCGCTGCGGGACGTCCTGATAGCCGCAATCGTCTCCCCCGATACTCGTCCGGGGGAGATCGCAGCCCTGTCTAAGCAATTAACAGACGTGCTAATTCAAGTTGAGGCTTTAGCGCCTCCTAAGACGGTGGGGACACCACTAGATGAGCTTGACAAACGGCGTCGCGGTCGGGGCGCAAGTCCCCCGCGTCAGGAACGTCCCGCGCGCTAGCTCCAACGATTTCACTGATGCTGTGTTCTTAGCTCAGTCGTATGGGTTGCCGCCCGATCCGTGGCAAGAGCTGGTCTTAGAATCGTGGCTAGGGATGAGGGCAGACGGTAAGTGGGCTGCGTCCCGATGCGGCCTGGCGGTCCCCCGTCAGAACGGCAAGAACGGCGTTATTGAAATGCGCGAGCTGTATGGGATGATCACTTTGGGTGAGAAATTCTTGCACACGGCGCACGAGGTTAAGACCGCGCGCAAGGCGTTCTTGCGGCTGGCCTCGTTTTTCGAAGACGGCAAGAACTACCCCGAACTCGCAGCGATGGTCAAAGAGATCCGCAAGACCAACGGTCAAGAAGCGGTTGTACTGCATAACGGGGGGTCCGTTGAGTTCGTAGCGCGGTCCAAAGGCTCGGGCCGCGGCTTCTCCGTAGACATCCTCGTCATGGACGAGGCGCAGGAACTCTCCGAAGAGTCTTTGGAAGCGCTTGGGTTCACCACCTCGGCGTCGCCTAACTACCAACACATTTTCACAGGTACCCCACCTGGCCCGAAAGCCAACGGCGAGGTTTTTACACGTATACGGACTAACGGCAACGCTGGAGATGATCTCCGTCTCGCGTGGCTAGAATGGTCTTGCCAGCCGAAATCAGTCGATGACGAAATCGACTTAGATGACCGGCGGAACTGGGCAAGTGTCAATCCTGCCCTCGGATACCGGCTCGCGTGGGACACATTAGAGGACGAGCGCGCTAGCTTCTCTGATGAGGGTTTCTCACGCGAGCGCCTGGGCATGTGGGGTGCGGGGGCATCGACCGCCATTATCCCCGCTGCGGTCTGGGCTCGCGGAGCCGACGGGTCGTCGGAGGTCACGGATACTCTGGCCTTCGCGATTGACGCGGATTCTGATGGTGAGCGGGCCTCAATATCGGTAGCGGGTATGCGCAAAGACGGTAAGTACCACGTAGAGGTCACAGACAACAGTCCTGGTACGGATTGGGTATCCGATCGGATACGGGCGCTTGTCGCCCAGTGGCAACCGTGTGCGCTTGTAGCCAATGGCCCAGCCGCTGCGCTGCTACCGGAACTGGACGACAAGATTCCGGTACTGGTCGTAGGGACGACGGAGTTCGCTGTGGCGTCTCTGGCGTTTAAGAACCTCGCTGTTGCTGGAAACATACGGCATCTCAATCAGCCGGTTTTGAATGTGGCGCTGGATGTCGCCCGCCGCCGGCCTTCGGGTGATTCTTGGATTCTTAGCCGCCGCGACTCTGCGGCGGACATTACGCCGCTCGTGTCAGCGGCTTTAGCTTTGTACGGATTCATGGTTGGGCGCCCTAAACGCCGCCCCAAAAGTCGGAAGGTTTTGGTGCTGTGATTTGCACCAGTTGCAACAAACAGGAGGCCAAGACGGCGGAAGAGTTCCTGTCGGCGCTAGCGGGAAGGGCGGCTGTCTAGGTGTTCACGGATGTAGTAATTGGTTTCCCGCAGGTGCCTGACCTGACGCATCAGGAACAGAATATATTAGATCGGCTTATCCACCAGTACAAGTGGAAGATGGGTCGTAACCTTCTGCGGTCGCGGTATTACGACTCTCTGAATGTCTTAAAAGACTATGAGATTTCGATCCCGCCGCAGATGAAGCAGTTTGAGACTGTTGTCGGGTGGCCGGCTAAGGCCGTGGACTCGTTGTCGCGCCGGTGCAAGCTCGACGGTTTTGTCGTACCTAACTTGGATACTGAGTCGCTGGGTATTGACGACATGTGGGCGGATAACCGCATGGAGATTGAGGCGCCACAAGCGCATACCTCCGCGCTTATTCATTCGTGCGCCTTCATCGCTACCACGCTTGGCGACGTTTCGATGGGCGAGCCTGAGATTCTTATTACGGCCCGGTCGGCTCTGTCGGCTACGGCTCTGTGGAATCCGCGCACGCGCCGCCTCGACGCGGCGCTGTCTATCATCAGTTACCGGCAACAGCTGGCGACGGATCTGATAAAAACAGATTTGATTATGTACTTACCTGATCAGGTAATTCAGGTTTATACGGATGAGCGCGGGATGTGGCAGGTTGAGCGCACTTCGCACTCTCTGGGCCGCGTGCCGGTCGAGGTTTTGGTGTACAAGCCGCGCCTGGATCGGTGGGCGGGTTCGTCCAGGATTTCGCGCGCGGTCATGTCGATCACAGATGAGGCTGTCCGCACAGTGTTGCGCGCGGAAGTGTCTGCGGAATTCTTCTCCTCGCCCCAGCGGTATATCTTGGGTGCCGATCCCGACGCCTTTGAGGGCGTCGACGGCCGTGTCCGCACCGGCTGGGAGGCCATAATGGGGCAGATGCTGGCGATGTCTAGAGATGAGGAAGGCAATCTGCCTGTGGTGGGGCAGTTCGCGCAGCAGTCTATGGAGCCGCACTTTGCGCATCTTAGGTCGGCCGCCACGCGCTTCGCTGGGGAGACAAACTTACCGGTCGGGTCGCTTGGCATCGTCCAGGACAATCCGTCGTCCGCTGAGGCCATTGACGCAGCCAAAGAAGAGCTGATTAACGAGGCTGAGGACGCCGATACGGTGTTCGGGTATGCGTGGGCGAGCGCGGTTCGTACGGGCCTCCAGTTGCGCGAGAATCGCATGGACATGCCGCGGGAGTGGCGCAAGTTGACGGCTAAATGGCGCGACCCAAAGACGCCGTCCAAGTCGTCCGCGGCGGATGCGGTGCTTAAGACGGTGCAGGCTTTCCCCTGGATGGCTGAGTCGCCTACGGCGCTTGAGCAGCTGGGCTGGGACCAGACGACTATTGCACGGGCGCTCGCCGAGAAAGCGAAGATGCCTCCGGTACCTGCGGCTCCGGTTGCGGTACCTGTGACTAAGCCAGTTACAAAATAGATTTCCTGCTCGGCGCGAGGCTGAGCGGATAGAACCCGCGACGGGGGAGTAAAAGTGAGTGATCCAGTAGAAAAGTCCGGCGCTGATGTTGTGGTAGAGGATGCCCCAGCCGCTGCGGTTGATAATGCCGCGCAGGATGCGCCAAAAGCGGGGGATGAAACCCTCGGGGATGCTGGTAAAAAGGCACTCATTGCTGAGAGAGCAGAGAAGAAAGCTCTTGCCAAGGCAAATGCTGAATTGATCGCGAAGGTCAAGGCATTTGAGGATGCGCAGCTATCTGACACAGAAAAGCAGTCTAAGCGGCTTGCTGAACTGGAGAAAGAGGCGGCGTCCGCCCGCAGCGAGGCGATCCGTTACCGGATTGCAGCAAAATTCCAGGTATCCGACGAGGATGCCGAACTCTTTCTTACAGGTAGTGACGAAGAATCACTCACTAAACAGGCCACGCGGTTGTCAGAACGAGCCGCCGCGGCCAAGCCAAAGTCTGGCGCGTATGTGCCAGGCGAGGGCCGGACCACCCAAAACACCCCCAATATTGACGATGAAATCGCCGCTGCTCAGAAGGCACGTAACTTTACACGGGTTATCGCGCTTAAAGAGCAGCAATCTGCCCAGCAACGGGCATCTAAATAAGCCATAGGAAGGCTATATTATGTCCGGTATCACTGGGTTGGGCACAACCTATAATCTCCCTAACTTCCACGGGGAGCTTTTCGCGCTTACTCCGTCTGACACCCCACTGCTTTCCGCGGCGGGCGGCCTCGGCGGCGGCGCGCAGACTGACTCGACCGCGTTTGAATGGCAGACGTACGACTTGCGGGACGCGGCCAGCCGCCCCCGTCTAGAAGGCGCTGATGCCCCGACAGCGGAAGAGCGCGTGCGCGCGAACGTCGAGAACGTGGTGCAGATTTTCCACGAGTCGGTGCAGACCTCGTACACCAAGGCCGCAGCGAGTGGTCAGTACAACACCGTTACAGGTGCCCCATTCTTCTCGAACTCGGGCGAGCCTAACCCTGTGGTAAATGAGCACTCTTGGCAGATCATGCAGGCGCTCAAGCAGATCGCCCGCGATGTCAACTACACGTTCTGGAACGGCACGAAGGTTAAGCCGACGGACAACACCACGGCCCGCGCGACTCAGGGGCTTCTGGGTGCGCTGACGTCGAATGCTCAGGTAGCTCCGGGTTCGGTTCTCCGTACCGGTGCGACGTCGGCTACAGACACGATCACGGTCACCCACTCGCTTGTCGCTGCCAACGGCGACAAGGTCGTCTTCACGGCAGTGGGCGCGTCTACCGCGATTGTTCCTGGCCGCGCGTACTACGTGCAGTCCAACTCGACCACGGCGTCATTCAAGGTTTCCGCTACTAGTGGTGGCGCGGCCATCACGGTTGGCACCGCGACGGGCATCGCTTTCTATGAGCTGCACGCTACGGCTGTCAGCACAACTCCCAGTAGCATTGTTACTCCCGACACCATCGGTACGCTGCTGCAGAGTGTGTTTGATAACGGTGGGATCACAGAGCAGGGCACCGCGACCCTTTTCGTGCCTTCCAGCCAGAAGCGCGCCATCTCTAAGGCGTACTCCATCGCGTATTCCTCGACTGCCGGCCTCATGAACGGTACCCGAAACGTGGGCGGGGTCGACATGGACACCATCGTGACCGATTTCGGCACCTTGAACATCGTGGTTGACCGGGTTCTGCCGGCCGACGCCGTGGTTGTGGTGTCGCTGGAGCAGATTGATCCAGTATTCCTGAACATCCCCGGAAAGGGAGTCCTGTTCGAGGAAGAGCTTGCCAAGACCGGCGCTGCGGATCGCACGCAGATCTACGGTGAAATCGGCTTGAAGTATGGCAATCAGGCTGCTCATGGCGTTATTCGTGGGCTTTTCGGTTAAGACACCCCCATGGCGCCCCTGATCGTCCGCGCTGATGTCGAGGTGAGACTAGGACAGACTCTAGTCTCACCAGAGACATTGCAGGTAGATGACTTGATTATCTACGCCAGCGCTCGATTGCGGCGTTTGGTGCCTGATCTTGATGCCCGTGTAGCTGAGTGGACCGCAGACCCTATACCGGTCACAGCGCTTGATCCTGATTTGGTCAAAGGCGCGATGGTCTCCGCAGTTGTGCGGGCTCTGGATTTCTCCCGTGTCGGCCGGAGAATTAAGTCCGAAGAATATCCCGAAATCCGAACCACATATAATACAGATAAAGCGGATGAGTCGGGTGTGTTCTTTACGGACTCTGAATTGGACGATCTGGCGTACATACCATCAGCCGGATCGGGCGCTGTAGCCTTCTCGATCTCTACGATCCCGGTCCGCAGTGTCACTCCCTGAGAACTGGACGCTCCTCCGCCGGGGTACTCCCTCTGTCGATCCCTCAACTGGAAATAAGAGACCGGGATCGGTCACGGAGGTTCCCTGGCGGGGGCTCATCCAGGTCGCCCTGATTGAGCGGCGCACAGATGAGCCTTTGGCCACCGGTGCGCTGACTGAAATGCTGCTCTTGCTCGATCCGGGCATTGTCACCAACCATATGGATGTGTGGCGGTTCGACGGGCCGTCGATGGTCGGGGATATCGTCAAAGTAGGACAGACTGTGCAGGTCAAGGGCACGCCACGCGCACGACGACCTGTGCGGGGTACACGCCCGGATTCGTATATTGTGGCAGTTGTACGGTATGCCACCGATTTGATGGAGTGAAATGGCTGAGTTGGTTCGGTTTACGGATGAGGCTGGGACGCATTACACGCAAAAAGGGTCGCGGTTTCACCGGGATTACTTGCGGGATCATGCCGAAGAGATTGAGGCCGTCGAGCCAGTAGAGCCGGTAGAGGTCAAGATCGGTGTACCTGCGGCTAAGTCGCTGGCAGTGGTGAAAGACCTCGAGCTTAAGGCCCCTAAACAGTCGTGATCGAGAGCGCGGTCATTGTCTGGTATCCGAATGCGGAGGCTGAGATTCTGTCGGCCACGACTGAGGAGCGCATCAAGGTCGCAGAGCGGATTGTGGACGACGCACAGCAACACGCACCGGTCCGTACGGGTGCTTTCCGCGATGGACTGCATGTCGAGATCAGCGGCGACGAAGTAGACATTGTTGACGATGATCCTGCCGCATTTTTCATCGAATACGGCACGATAGATACACCCCCTGCGGGTGTCATTACCGAAGCCGCCGAGAATGAGGGCGAATACCACGGGAAGAGGCCAGGCAAGTGACTTCTCCCGTTCCTTTCGCTCCCGGTGCTGTCCGAGAGTTCCTGCTGGCGCAGGCGCAGTACACGGCGCTTAATGTGCAGAGCACGACTACACGGGACTTGCCGGAAGAGATTACCGGCCCGTGTGTGCTGATTCGCGCGGTGCGAACTGATGGTACTGATCCTTTTCTGCGGCGTTCGCGCATTCAGGTCGACGTTGTGGTGCCTAAGCTGGAGATTTTGGGCGGCACTGTCGACCCTGATGAGCTGGCTTGGGATATCGCGGCGACAGCAGGTCAGTTGCTCGGAAGGGCGGCTAATATTAGCTTTCGGGATGCCGCCTGGGCGGGTAAATGGATAGAGGGTCCTTTGTCGGGTGGGACCGACACGTCTCGGGGCGCGGATAATCCTTTATATCGTGTATTGGTTAGGGTCGAACTCAAAATGAGAGCGCCGAGGAGCTGAATCTTGATTGATTTTGATCCGTTCCATCCTATCTGTTTTCAGTGCGGTTCGCCAATGAACACCCAGGGCGGTACGAAGGCGGGGTGTGCTAAGTGCAACGGCACCGCTCGCAAACGCAGATACAGAGAATCTCATCGCGAGAAGCTACGCGCTTCGAATCGCATTTATCGCGCTGAGAATTTAGAGCAGGTCCGTGAGGCCGGGCTGCGGCACTATTACAAGAAGCGCGACCACTACCAAGAGTACGGACGAGCTTATTACGCAAACAATAGAGAACGTCGCGCCGAGTATGCCAAGCAATACCAGAAAGACAATCCAGAAGTGTACCAAGCCATGAGTGCTCGTCGCCGCACACGCATTGAGACAGGCATGACAGCGGAAGACCGGGCCACGTCAGTAGAATGGCGTCGCTTTCTGCGATATTGCCCGTGCTATTACTGCGGGGAGTTCGCGGAAGTCACCCACGTCGACCACATGCTTCCGTTGAGCCGTGGCGGCACCGATCACTGGTTTAATCTGCAGCAATCGTGCCGCAGCTGCAACCTCAGCAAGCACACAAAGACCGCCGAGGAATTTATGGCCGTAAAATATGCGGCTCACGCGCCCAAGTGGGCCACATAAAAAGGAGTACACCTTGTCTATACACGCCGACCCAAATAAGGCTTTTGTCTGGTTGGAGGGCGATGCGTTTAGAGCCCCCGCCGGAACTGCCCGTCCCGCAAGTCCTTTCGTCGATAACCCGGTAACCGGTTCCCTTGCGTGGGACGCCCTAGGCG